GTTGTACTTGTTGTGATGGGGAATAGTCCCCGAGATGAGTGGCGAAAACGTCACGTTGTCTCCTTCTGTGTTGTTACCAAAGCCGAGTGTCTCCCGGCCTTCGCTCCACCGGTGGTTGCGCCAATAATGAGGCGTCACCGTAGTGGATGGCGTTATGGGTGCGGAGAGTGGTCGCAATAAGGAACTCAGGATTAAGGATGTGGTCCTCTCCTGACTCTATGTCTTCAGGCCGCATCGGATTCATGTGATGAACTATGATGTTGCGTGCCTCGTAGATTTCAAAGCCAGGAACTCCGAGATCCCGAGCTTCGTCTCTGGCAATAACTTCATTGCGCATGAGCTTCCACTGTTTTGACCTGTAGAACTGCTGGTTGAGATAGCGCTCAAAGCCAAAGGTGGCTTCACCAACTGCACCCTTGAGTTGCAGGTAGTGGAAACGATCCTCGAAGGATTGGATGCGTCGAAGCTCAGTATAAGTTCGAATCATCATTCTCCTCTTCGGGATCTTGACCAGCGTAAGCACGCATAGCATTGAGGGCCTTGCCATACAGCTCTTCGACTCGAGCCTGAGAAGCTGCTCCTTCGATCCTTGCTTGAAGGAGAAGGGTTTCCTTTTGGAGCTTCTGGCGTTCGAGCTTCTCTCGCTCAGTGCCGAGTTTCAAGAAATGTGTGATCACCTGTGACGAGGCGGATCCATCATCGATCTGCCTCTCGGCCAAGTCGTAAGCCTTAGCGATGAGCTGATGCTCTCTACCTTCGGGAGTCTGAGCCGGAGGTCGACGAACGATCGTAACGATCTCGTCGTCCGGAACCAGCTCTGCCTGATAGGACTTTCTGGGCTGAGGCTTTCGGGGGCCTGCCATAGGTGAATCACCTCCTGATAGTGGTCTTTGGTCATTGCCCACTTTTGTGGCCACCCACAAAAAAGACACAAACGTATATGGTGGGTAGTCCATGAGATACCCCTTGAGAGTGCACCGGATTCCTTACCACCGAAGTGGCTCTTGAAAGGAAGCGGTAGATGAACCCCGCGTTTGCGGAATCCAGTACACTCTCATGAGGTATCTCATGGACAAAGGTTGCCACCCAGTAACTACGGCAGGAGTTCGCAGTTACTGGGTGGCGGTTGAAGAAGCTTGAGCAGGTGCTGACACCACGCAAGCCTCGTATGTGAGGCGGGCTGTCCTTACCGAAAGACAATTAAGCCCCGTTCGAAGAGGGCACCTCTAATCAACCTGAGGATCTGCATGCGGGTTGGTCATTACCGGCACGGCCTCAGGGATTTAAACCTCTTGATCGGGCTACTGGTCTTCGCGTCCGCTGCAATACGCTCTGAGACCAGCCATTGCTTCTATTCGGGATGAGAACAGTAGCCCTATCAAGGGGTTTAAAAAGTTGTACTGCAGTCGCCATGGGTTCGTGCCCAGTTCGGCAGCACTTTGGATGGCTTAGCCCGGGCATGAAAGTGGGATTGATTGAGAAATATGTTCCCCCGGGGCATTTTTTGGTGGAGCGGCGATGCAGAGGGGGGGTCTATTTTGCGAGACCCCCTCCCCCGTCATCACTTTTTAATTTTTCTTCACAGGATCGTGGTCAGCGACAACTTTTCTGTAAAGCGCGAGAACATCTTCGCGAATTATTTCATCGATGCCTTGTTCAAGCGCGAGGTCCTGGTCCGCGCTCGACAGTTCATCTGATGACCTAACCACTCTGGCAAGGTAGGCACACGTGCCATACCCCTGCTCTCTATCCCATGCGTCCCATTCAGCGAACTGCGTGAAGACGTCATAGGGATTGTCGATGGTAGTCAGTGCTACCTGTTGCTGTGCCATACCTATGATCCTTCCTGCAGTACGTTGTTGAGTGTGGTGACTGAGACACCCAAGGCTTCAGCTACCTCAGCCCTAGTGAAGTCAGCCTTCAGCATGTTCTGTGCACGAGCAATGTTGGAAGGCATCATGGCAGGTTTCTCACGTGGTGTGGCCAAGGCCTTGATGTCCTTGTCATCCATGTTGTCCAAGATCTGTTCCAGCTTGTTGTTACTCACTGCCCCAGCTTGGATAGCATTCCACTCCATTGGTGTGAGGTTGATGCGTGTCTTCTCAGCACCTACCCTATTGCGTGCCTCAGTGATAGCCAATGACTTGAGCTTCTTGATCTCAGCCTTGTCCATGTCAGGGTTAGCCTGTAGCTTAGCCTTGACGGTGATGTTGGCAAAGACCTGGGCCTGCCTTTCAAGGGGCTTGTTCCTAAGGGCTACGGCCAGCTTGTCATCTAGGCTCTTAACTTCAGGCTGGTATGCACGCCTAGCAGAGGCATTAAAACTTTGAGGTGGGGTATTGACCCAACTCAGACGTGCCTCATTAGCCATAGCCTTGAGCTTGTTCGCATGGTCTGCGTACTCGAACTCAATGAGTTGCCCTTGTCCCTTGTTAGAGATCAGAGAGCGAGCATCCTTAGTCTCAGCCATCTTAGTAGTGGTCTCAGTCTTGTACCTGATGTTGCCCTTATGGTCAAGTAGGGGATTGCCCTCTTTGTCCTTAAGCATGGCGTCATCCGCAATAGACCGAATCTTAGAACCATCAGGGTTGATAGTCTTAGCACTAGGATTCCACTGCTTGCGCTTCACAACACGTGCTTCAGAGGTCGACCTAGAGATCAACGTAGAAGCACCTGCTCTAGCACCACCTTGATACTTCTGCTTAAGCTCTGAGATGTTGTTGTCTTTAGCAGATTGCTTGTAGTTCAGATTGTGCTTCTGAGCATCGATTACAACCATGGAGTGCTTGACCGCTCGAGCGAGCTCGTGTTCTTCGGCCTTCATAACAGTCATGTCTGTAATCAGGTTAGAGATGTCGCCCATCAATCTCTGAGTCATACCAGAAGGATTCTTCATACCACGAATTCCGTCTACGCCCTCAGGAAGCGCATACTGAACCTTGGCGTCGAACCCAACTAGGTCCTTTAGAGGATGTGCGTTTTTAAGCGCACGACTGTTGTTCGGAATAACGATGACTGTGTCACCATCAAAGTCCGCACCAGAGAGCCGTTCCGCAACCTTTGAGTGAATGCCGATGGCATCCTTAGCACCCTTAATGGGATCAATAGCAGGACGAGAACGGTTATTTACCGTCAGCTCAGGGATCTCGAAGAGACCACCATGAGGATAGCGGATGAGCATGACCTTTTCGCCATTGTTGAAGTTTGGCGCATAGACCTCATCCTCCTTCATCTTGTTGATGGGGAGAATAACTTGTGTTCGCTGTCTCGGAAGAGCAGCTGCCTTAAGGTGTACAGCAGATGAATCGAGGTCATCAGCAAGCGAGTTCAGAAGCTTTCGCTTGATGGCAGCGTTGGTGAGAGCCATGATCTCATCATATTCTGCCTTCTTCTCGTCATAGCGAAGGCCGAGCTGTCGCCGGGCCAACGTAGGAGACTGCTTAGACAGAGCCTGTGAAGAGATATTCTTCGACCACTTGTCCCAGTCACCTTCCTCATAGACGATGTTCATGGAAGAGGAGACCTTCTTGTTACCGCTCTTGTCGACAATATCGTGGCCGTTAGCGTCCTTTTGGAACTGCTGTCGAACGATAGAACCAAACGGATTAGTTTGATCGACCTGGCCGGTCTCCTTGTCAATCTTCTGTTCTTTCATGGCGTCGAGCTTGTTGCCTGTGTTGGTCTTATTTGTGTTGAACATGAGGTCTACACCAGGAGGGAGATCGTCGTTGTAGACGGCCATACCCTTCAGATAGTGTGTACCGCCAACGCCAACGCGAACCTGAGCATAGCGCGCTTGCCCAAGTGAGACATCCTCTACCCCGCGACGGACGTGAATAACGCCATCCATCTCAGCTCCGCCATCCGGCCCATACCGCACACCGACTCTCGAGAGGTCTATGTTCAGTGGTGGCTGGATCTTGTCAAAGGACTTTCCCTGGTCGGGCGAGAAGGCCATGATCTGATTGATATTTTCAGGCTTCTGGTAGACGTCCTTGTAGGGAACCTCAGGCTTAGCCAGAACCTTCATATTTGTCTTCTTGCCATTCATCTGGTCGACTTGGAAGCCGTAGACGTTGTAGCCTTCAGACTGCAATTTGGTTACTGCTGCGCTAAGGCGCTCATTGCTGATACCGAGCTGGCTAGCTACACCCTGTCCAATATCCACGATCTGCTTCTCGTCGACGGCTGCTTTCACCGTCTTGGCGATATTCTCGATCTTCTCGACCTTGTCTTTGGTGCGCTCAGAAAGCAGAGCTCGCACCGAGGACTCGTTGGCCATACCAAGCTTCTCAGCAATGACACCATGAGAGTTGCCCTGATCACGAAGCGCAGTTGCTCGTGAAAGAAGGTCTGCCTTGATCTCATATTTGGCGATGGACTTGTTGTCGCGGAACTGCTTCAGACTGATTCCGAGTCCTTCGGAAATCTGCTTGTCTGACATGCCCTGCTTCTTCAAATCATCGACGTACATGAGCCAAGACTTGTTTCGCTGACCCGGGTTCTCACCACTACCCCAAGGATAGCGTCCCGAGTGATGCTTTGTTCCGATGTGAAATATGGCCCGCTCGTCTCCGAGAAAGGTGCCCTCTGTCATGCCAGTGCCTCTTCCTTCCAGGATTCGATCAGTTCGCTGTAGATCTTCATTGTGCTCATGATCTCTACGATCTCAGGGACCAGGTCTGGATTGGTCTCGAGGTTGCAGTATTGGATGTCATCCATCTGGTAGATGCGCAGTTCAATGTCGATCGAGCCCGGAAGGATCTGGTACTCATGACAGAAGATTGCAGCATAGATCTTGAGTTGATCCATCTTGGCCGGCGATTCGCCAGTCTTAAGATCATGGATCCGAAGAAAGTTGTTACGGAAGCCAATGGCATCCGCGGTGCCGAAGCAAGCATCTGAGTAGTACAGAACCTGTTCGGGTTTCATACGATAACCAATGGCATCGTTGACGTACATGGCCATCGTAGTGTTGGCACCACGAAGCTTGAGGCCCTTGTTGATGAGGGCGGCAGCGATCTCGTGGAGCTCAGTACCTTCTTGGGCAGCAAGCGCTTTGCGGAAGGTTTCCGCCAGCTGATCCGGAGTGTAGCGGATCCAAGCATATTTGCTAGCGCTTAGGAACGCGTGCTTTCCTTGAAGGTTGAAGTGCGTGTTGAAGTTCATCTAGGACTGCCTCTTTATTTTCAGGGCTGATAAAGGACGCATAGGACATCTTGTTGAAACGGTCGATGTAATATGGCTGGTTAGGTTGACGGCGCGAGTTCGATTCGCGCTTCCACTCGAGTATGGCCCAGCGATCCTCATGAAGGATCGTCAGATCAGGAATGCCCTGAATATAGGCTGAGTCATTCTTCAGGACTTCGCAGCCTGGGAATCGCTCTTTGACCTCTTTGATGAAGTCACCTTGGAATTTACTCTCGAGTGCTTTCTTCTTACTGGTGGCCAATCAACCAACCTCCGTCACACAAAAGGGTAACGCATGAATACGACATAGACATCCTATTCCTATCATTATAACCGATGTTAAAAATGCGTGGGCAATGCCCCACTGGCCAGAAGGCCACAAATTTTGGGTCAAAAAAACTTTCTCTATATACTACTTTTTCTCTTATAAAGTTTTAGAGTGTTTTTTTCAAAAGTGGCCACGTTGGTCAGAAAGAGTGGGCAATCAGGGCTTGTTTTTGCCCAAAACAGGCCGAAATCGGCCCTTTTGTTCGCTAATAGCATAAATATAGCGCCCACAATTACTGACCAACGCTGGCCACTTCACTGGCCACTTTTGAAATTCTGGCCACAAAAGTGGCCAATTCAGACCTAGTGGGGCGTTTTAGTGCCCACAACTTTTTTTCAAAAGTGGCCAATCCGGCCAAAAGTGGCCAGCAAGTCTGATCACATTTGAACAGTCCGAACGGGAAATCCGTCCTTTTCCAACTTCTTCAAGATGTC